CTTGTTCTTATTTCTCAATCAAGAAATAATATTAATGCTATGTACACTAGCCAACAACCTTCTGGTGGACAGGCTACAAAATTTTACTCATCTTGTGTTATTAAGTTATTTTCTTCTGAGTCAGATAATCAAGCACTTAAGGGAAAAATTAAGATTGGAGATAAGTTAATTGAAGAAAAAATTGGTAGAAAAATTCGTTGGGAGTTGCAGTTTTCTAAAACTTCTCCAGGTTTCCAATCTGGTGAGTATGATTTTTATTTTAGAGGTAGCGATATTGGTATTGATGCAATAGGAGACTTAGTCGATACAGCAGAATCAATGGGCTTAGTAAATAGAACTGGCGCATGGTATCAATTAGACGATGGCACAAAAGTACAAGGTCGTGATGGTTTTATAAATCGTGTTAAAGAAGATCTAGACTTACAAGAACAACTTAAGAAAAAAATAATTAATGCCTGAGCAAACTTTTACTGTATATCCTGGAAAATGGCCATGTAAGACTTGCCAAGAAGAAGTTTTATCTTTAAGATATTGGAAAGAAACTGGGGATGCCACTTGGATGTGTTCTAAAAAACACATATCAAAAGTAGGTTTGTTGCCACTAAAAAGAAAAAAAAAGGATTTTACAAATGAGTGAGCGTAGCGAATCTAAAAGAATTGGTGCTAAACAACATAAAAATTCTGGTCGTAACAATAAAAAGGGAGATGCAACATGGAGAGACTTTATTGTAGATTTTAAAGAAGTTGGTAAATCTTTTACCTTAAACAAAGACGTATGGGCTAAGGCTGTAACTGATTCTATTAAATCAGGAACTGATAAGTCTCCTGCAATAATTGTTGTTTTGGGTGAGGGTAATACAAAAGTAAGACTTGCTATAATTGAAATGGATTTATTAGAACAATTAACAGAGGAGGAATAAAATGATAGAACAAGCACAGCCAGCAAGTACAACATTAGATATGGTTAATGGTTTAACAGAAATTGCTGATTATATGAAAGACGAAGAGTTAACTATTGCTTTAACTATGATTGCTAAATTAATTATTAAACCAGACGTTCCATTAAATGTTGCTACTATTGAAATAGTAAGGCTACAAGCCATTGCAGCAAAGATGTCATTTAGGGCCACATGGATGGCAAATGTAGACAAGTCTGACAGGGCAAAGAAAAATATATATTTTACAGCAGCAGAATCAATTAAAGATCTAGTATCAGCGCTTAAATACATTATACGCTGAACTGGTATACTTATATAAAACAAAGGGATAAAAATGACTAAAAATTTATTACAAAGTGTTATGGTTAAAAGTAGCAGTTCAAGCAAGCCAGCATTTGATGTTTCAGGAATAATAGAGAAAATGCATGAAGGTTATTTGTTTGATTTAGAACCAAAAAAACTTACTAAAAAAACTTTTGCCCCATCGACTATAACCTATAGCGATGGAAATGGAGTTTGTCCTAGATATTGGTATCTTGCTTTTGAGGGTAGTATTTTTGAAAGTTATAGTACTCCATTTGATATAGCCAATATGAGTAGCGGAACTCTTTCTCACAGCAGAATTGAAAAAGCATTAAGACACTCAGGAATTGCACAGATATACAAAAAAGAAAATCCTAAAACTGGAGAATTAGAAGATACAACAGAGTTTAAGGTTACAAGTTCCAATCCTCCAATTTTTGGATATGGAGATTGTATGCTTGTTTGGAATAACGAAGAAATTGTTGGAGAAATAAAAACACAAAACAATGAAGCGTTTGAATATAGAAAAAGAGCCAACAAGCCAAAACAAGATCACGTAGCGCAAGTTTTAATTTACATGAAAGTTTTAGGTAGATCTAAAGGTATTATTATTTATGAAAACAAAAACAATCATGAACTTCTATTATTTCCTATTGAAGTAAACGATAACTATAGGTCTTGGATTAATAATACTTTTGATTGGATGAATGAAGTTTATGCTTCTTGGAAAAATAAAGAATTACCAATTAAAAATTATAGAAATAACTCTAAGATTTGTAAAAAATGTCCAGTTAAAAAAGCATGTGACGATGCAGGCGCTGGAGTTGTTAAGATTAAATCTTTGGAGAGTTTGATTGAAACTGTGTGAAAATTGTGACAATGTTTTTAAACCTAAAGTAAGTTATCAAATTTACTGCGGGTTGGAGTGTCGTGATATTGCAACAAAAAATAAAATTGCTTTAAGATACAACGTAACACGAACACAAAAAAGAATTGGGAAAGTTAGACGGTGTGTAGGTGGTTGTGGAGTAGATCTTTCAATATATAATGAGTCTGGATTTTGTTCTAATTGTAACGTAAGTAAAAAGTCAGTAGATAAAATGTTAAAACAAATAAAAGGATTTTTTGATTATGAACAAGACTAAGTGGGGTGCAATAGTGGAACCAAATAAAATATGTGCTATCGATGCTAGTACTAACAGTCTTGCATTTGCATTATTTGAAAATAAAAAAATTGTAACTATTGGAAAAATAAAATTTGATGGTAACACAAACTATGAAAAAGTAATGGATGCTTGTGCTAAAACAAAAGCATTTTTTGAATATTGTGGTGGATTTGAAGCAATTGTAATTGAGCATACAGTTTTTATGAATAGTCCTAAAACTGCTGCAGATCTTGCATTAGTTCAAGGTGCACTGCTAGGTGCAGCGGGTTTAACTGGAACAAAACAAATAGGAACCGTAGCCCCAATTACTTGGCAAAGTTATTTAGGTAATAAAAAATTAACTAAAGAAGAGCAGTTAGAAATTAGATCAACAAATCCTGGAAAGTCAATCTCTTGGTATAAAGCATATGAACGGCAGATTAGAAAAGAAAGGACAATGAAATTAATTGAAATCAACTATGATAAAAACATTAACGATAATGACGTTGCTGACGCTTGTGGTATCGGCCATTGGGCTATTAATAATTGGAATAAAGCAATAGGGGTGACAGAATAATGCCAGAGTTAAATGCAAACATACCACCTATAGAATGTTATGTGCGTGGAAACTATTTAAGAAATCAATTAGATAGTCATGACAAGTATTTTCCATGTGTTATATTTGGTGTTGCAAGTATAAAAAGTAGAAGTCCTTTATTTCATATAATGATGGAAGATGGTGGCTTGTGGTGGAGATTACCAATTAGTGCATTTTGTACAAAGCCTGGAGTTCCTGAATCAGACATACATAATTTAGTTTTATGGAATGCATTTAGCCATCACATATCTGTAACTAAATTTGAAAACCTTACAAACCTTAGAATGTCATACATTGATAGAACAAAGACAAGACACAAGGGGACTTACCTGTTTACTCTTGACTGGCACAATCCAGACACAAATGTTATAGACGATGGATATTCAGAAAGTCCTTCTGAGCATAAATGTGGACATGTTATACAAAGAGATGATGGTAACTTTGCTATTCAGCCTAACAATAGGGTTCGTGTTTATGAACCTTCCTTTACCCTGAAAAAAGATTATGTTATTGATAGAATAATCAATGATTATAAGTGGGATGTAGAAAATCAAGACAAATGGACCCTAGAAGACAGTAATAGATTTAATTATGATATTAATGAGACTGAGGTTGACAAATAATCTTATGACTGGTAAACTATATACAAGTGAGGTTTGGCTTCGTAAGAGATATCTTATAGATAAAAAGTCTCCACAAGATATTGCTAAAGAATGTGGGGCAAGCATAGAAACAATCTATGTATACCTTGCAAAATTTGGATTAAGGAAATCAAAACGATGAGTAATAATTTAAATATTACGGTTGATCAAGTTAACCACCCATTACACTATACAACTGATCCTAGTGGAGTTGAGTGTATACAGATTACACGTCATCGAAATTTTAATATTGGAAATGCTTTTAAATATTTATGGAGAGCAGGAATTAAAGATGAAGAAAAAACAATCCAAGATTTAGAAAAAGCAATATTTTATATTAAAGATGAAATTAATCGTTTAGAAGGAAAATACCATGTCAACTGAGACAGAGTTAATTCAACACTTAGATGAAGTAAATAAAGTTGTTGCAGAATATCTTAAAGGTCAAGATCCAACAAAAATTTCTAAAGAATTAGACATTCCACGTACTCGTGTTGTTGCATTAATTAATGAGTGGAAGGTTATGGCCTCAGCCAATGATGCAATCCGTGCTCGTGCTAAAGAGGCTCTTGCTGCTGCTGACACACACTACAGCAAATTAATTTCTAAATCTTATGAAGTTATTGATGAAGCATCAATGACAAATAATCTTAGCGCAAAAACTCAGGCAATTAAACTAGTAATGGATATTGAAAAATCTAGAATTGAAATGTTACAAAAGGCTGGGTTGTTAGAAAATAAAGAACTTGCAGAAGAAATGATTCAGATTGAAAGAAGGCAAGAAGTTTTAGTTGAAATACTTAGAGAGATTGCTTCTACGCACCCAGAGGTTCGTGATTTAATTATGCACCGTCTTTCTCAAATTGCTAAAGAAGGAGAAGTGATTACAATTGTCCACGATGTTCAATGATTTTCTTGAAGTATTAAAAGAGAATCAATTTGAAGAAAAACCAGTAGACGCAAAAACATTTGTTGAGTCTTCTGATTATTTAGGACAGCCACCGCTATACTCAATTAAATATGA